TTTCCCTTTATCCGAATACAATTGCCATAGCAATAGCAAAACCTTTAGTGGCAGCACTACCAGCAGCATAAGTTTTTACATCTGTTGCTGGAATGGTCTTCATTGTTCCACCATCATTAACTACAAAGCCATCAGCATCTGCTACTGTTATAGAACTACCAACAGAAGTACCACCATCTAGTAGATTTAGTTCTGCAGCAGTGGCAGTAACACCGTCAAGTATATTTAACTCTGCAGCAGTAGACGTTACTCCATCTAGTATGTTAAGCTCTGCTGCAGTAGAAGTAATAGATGTGCCAGCTATTTGTAGGGTTGTTGCATTTACTTCCCCAGATGATCCGTAAATCACTGCTTTACTATTTACTATTGTTCCTGCAGAAGAACCATCTATTAAGTTAAGTTCTGTTGCTGTAGAAGTTACACCGTCTAAAATATTTAACTCTGCTGGTGTAGAAGTAATTGCAGTGTTACTTGCTGCAGCTAATACAGGTATTGTACCACTTTGATTAGGTAGATTAATAGTACGATCTGCTGTAGGATCAACAATAGTAAGAGTAGTCTCGTGTGCATCTGCTGTAGCACCTTCAAATACAATAGCATTAGCTGCTTCCATTGTAACTGTATCAACTGTGGTAGTTGTTCCTGCTACAGATAAGTTACCTGTTATAGTAAAGTTACGTATGCCTGTATAGTCTTTATTAGAATCAAGTATAACAGCCTTAGATGCTACTGCTGTACCTACTGCTGTTGAACCTATGTCAAGTGCATTAAGTTCTCCTACTACTGCAGTAATACCATCTAGTGCATTTAACTCAGCAGCCGTTGAAGTTACTCCATCTAAGATATTAAGTTCAGCAGTAGTAGCTGTTACACCATCAAGAAGGTTTAGCTCTGTAGCTGTAGAAGTAACTGCCACATCTTCATTAATCTTAGGAGATGTTAAAGTTTTATTAGTAAGTGTATCTGTTGACACAAGTGACACAAGAGTTGAGTTAGCACCTGCAGGTAACATTAAAGTATTTGTAACACCTGCAGAGTGAGGCTGACCGTATACCTTCTGTCCATGACTGTTACTCTCACAGTTAAAGACTACAGCACCTGAGTTAGTATTACCCCTTACAACAACTGTACCTGTTCCATTAGGAGCTAGGTCAAGAGTTGCATTAGAGGTAGTAACAATGTCAGCACCATTCATATCTAAGTTACCACCTAGCTGTGGTGTTGTATCATCTACTACGTTAGATATAGCACCAGAAGCAGCAAGACCTGCAACTATAGCACTTCTACTAATCTTTTTAAGTCCACCACCAGAGGTATCTATAGCCATAAATACATCATCATTAGCTACTGTACTAATCTCTGATAGATCACCTAAAACAGTAGGATTAAAGTTTGTACCATCTGCAATAAGTAATGCACCTGAAGTATTAGTAGCCATTGTAAGATCATCACCACTAATGGTTAGATCACCTGCGAGTGTAGCATTAGCTCCACTAAATGTCAAGGCTGTTGTTGTGCCTGACTTAATAACTAAGTTACCAGAGCTATTAGTAAGAGAGCCATAGGTTGTACCTGCATCCTTTACAAATACATCTCCACCATCAGCATCAAGTACAATGTCACCAGAAGAGTCTAGTGTAATGTCTGTACCATCATTGGTAATAGTATCAAGGGCAATACTACCAATGTTAGTAATATTAGCGTCACTCATATCAAAGCTACCAGTAACGTCTAAGTCACCGCCAACGCTTAAATTACCAGATACGTCTACTGCACCATTAATATCAATAGTAGTTGCAGCAATCTGTACCTCAGTATCTGCGACAATATCTAACTGACCATCTGCACTTGACTGAACATAAATAGCACTGTCACGAAACTGTACCTTTTTATTTGTAGCTACTGTTATGTCTCTACCTAGACCGTCAATGTAAGCAGAACCATCTAGGTACAAATCTTTAAACTCTAGGGAGTCAGAACCTAAGTCTACATCATTATTTGTTGTAGGAAGTATAGACCCATTGTTAAATGTAATCTGTGTTTCACCGCCAGTAGTAATTGTAATTACATCAGAACCACTAAACGTGATACTTGTGTTAGTATCTGCATCTCCAGAAATACTATCTAGTTGTACTGCACCTACATTTGATAAAGCAGCATCACCAAAGTCTACAGCACCTGCAACAGTAAGTGTCCCTGACACATCTACATTACCATTTATGTCAACTGTAGTAGCAGCAATCTGTATCTCTGTGTCAGCAACAATGTCAAGCTGACCATCAGCACTAGAGTTAATATAAAGTCCTGTATCACGAAACTGTAACTTTTCTGTAGAGGCTACAAGTATATCATCAGAGAACTCAAAGTAGTCTTCATCTTCCATCCACTTGAATACACCGTCATTAGTCTCACCATCAAACGTCATAGTAATATCTGTAGCAGTCGTACCCAAACCTACTGTAATGCTGTGGCCTTGCAGCTTAGTTATTGGGCCACCCTCTCCTGCAGTACCATCGTGTGTGTGTCCTGTACTAGCAGCAAAGGCAGCTAATAACTGATCAAACTCATCATTAGAGTGGTCTGCTTGTATCACATCCCCATCAGCAAATGTGGATTGTCTTGTGTATGTAGCACCCATTAGCGTCTTGCTCCTACTTGATACTCTAATTGAAAGCCTTTTAGAGAGTAGGGTGATGAAACGCCATCATCGTCTACCTTTAAGGCTATTGTAAATCCTGAACCTTCTACTGGTTGTCTTAGTAGTGGAACTGAGCCACCGCCATACGTAGACTGTAATGTACTTGATGCCGTACTGTAAATAGCGTTTCCGTACTGAGCACCAACAGCAGATGTAACTAAGGAGTAAGGCGCAGGGTCTGTACCACTGCCATTGTCATACCTTAGTGATATATCTGCACTTACAGCAGCTTCTGGCTCATAGTTTACTATCAACCTGTGCATGTGCTTTCTTAAACCAGCATCACCAAAGTGTATGTCTGGGCCTCTGTACCTACCTAGAATAGTTCTACCATCAAACGTATTATCTTTTTCTTGTCTGTACACAAACCCATCAAAGGAACCGTGTAGAACAATAACGTCACCCTCAGTTATAAAAGAGTCCGTACAGGATGGTCTGATACCTAGTATCTCAGAAAACTCAAAGCCTGTCTCTTTCATAACACATATCACACCTCTAGTGCGATTTTCAGCTACTGTTCCTTTTGTAAAGAATAATCTAAACTGTGTTTTATCAGGTATAGTTACGCTCTCAAATAGTGATGCATCATCAATGTTTTTATCAAACAAACCTTGTATGTTCTTAGATACTGTACCAAGTTCAACGTCACCAATACGAGCCGTACCTGCAATAGTTCTCAAACCATCTGGCCCAAGAAACATTAAGTCACCTGCAAACTCCTGTATAGTATCGCCATTAATACAGCCAATGTTTCTAGTTACAGGCTCTACTGCAAAGTTAGATAAAGAAGAACCTGTAAGTTTAAATATCCTGTTTTCACAAAATATAAACATACTATCACGAAAAACTTTAAGTCCTACAATAGTGTCATCTACTTTGATACTACCTGCACCGTCTGCTGCGTCAAAGTCATCCTCATCAAAAGGCTCACTAAATACTACTGTTTGTGGTGTAGTAGACTTACCAGCAAAAAACATGTGGTTTCTAAATGCTGTTACAAACTTAGAACCTGATACTGAGCTTTCGCTTACATCTGTAGTAGCCATAGAGGTATTAAATACAACAGGTGCATTTGCACCATCAACACATATTAGTTTATCGTTGCCATCAAAGTTAAATCTCTCAAAGGTATACTTATCTGCACTTGTTCTACCTGTGTCTCTAGTTGTCCAATTTTCAGAGACTGCATCATTTAGAGCATGATTAGCTGCTGTAGTACTTGAGGTTGCACGAGTAACCCCTGTAAATGCAAAGGCAGCTATACCTGTGTAAGTAAATATTTCATCATTAATCTGTAGCGTACCGCTAGAAGCAAACCCTGCAGTAGAGTCAACTGCTATGGAGCCAGAACCTGTCATACTTGCGGTAGACTTTATCTTTAGGCTTAGTTCTGTAGAACCAGCACTAAATATCTTTTCACCTCTTGCTGCAACAATCCTGTCTGCAAATACGCAAGTCATTAAAGTTTTTTCTGAGGTGTCATTAGTTATAGGTAATGCTTGATTTACATACTTGCGAAAACCATTTATTCTTCTGTAACCACCCTTAATATCAGGCTCAAAGTTTGTAAGCTCTAACGCCTGACCAGGTTGCATAACAAAGGTAGACTTGTCTATAACTAGACCGCCTTCAAGGTTAAATGTTGTAGATTCTAATGTGGAGGTATCTGGCATTCTTATGACACCCTAAGTACAGGGTTAGATGATCCATAAGGCGATTCTATCATATATGACCTTACGTAGTCATACTTGTTTACAGATAGTGTTTGGATGTTTTTAATACCTTGCTCAAACCGTTCAAAGTTTAGCTGGTACTGCTGTAGCTCGCCACGATACTGATACACAAATGCAACCGCACCGTCAACTATTACTGCAGCAAACCTATCAGGTATAGTTGTAGTGTCACCATGTGCTGATAGATCACTAGGGAATGTGTAGTAATCAAAAGCTAACGTATAAGCTTTGTCAGGGTAAGGGTACAGTAAGTATTTATTGTCAGGTGTACGCACTATAAACTTAGGTATACCACCATCATCAAACTGTGTTACTGTAGTACCGTCAGCGTGTAAAGCAGCCGTAGTGCTGTTAGCACCTCTAGTACAGCCTGTAATGTCGTTACCTGATACACCAGTGTAAGTAACTTGTTCACTTCCTATATGCACAGTACCACTAGTGTCAAAGCCTGTAGAGGATGTCAGCGTTAGTGTGGTAACTGAACTAGAGTGAGAACCGTTTAGGGTGGTTGAGTTTACTTCATCTTCTTGGTTTGCGTAGTCTTTAGATACATACTCATTATAGTTTAGTATGCTAAGATTATTACCTGACGCACCAAGGGTTTCATTCTTTTTAATCCTTGAAGTATTGTAATCTATATATTTAGTACTGGTAGGTAAGTCATAACGAGATACACCAGCAGTTAGAGTAGACGCATTGGTTGCATGATTAAATGGATAGCCAAACTCTCTTTGATTAATGTATCGTATAGCTTCATTAACAGCAGTTTGACATTGTGACTGAATACCTCTAGGACTAGAAAAAGTAGTAGAAGTAAGTTCTACTTCATTCATACGCACAAGCGTTTTATTAGTAAGCGTAAGGAATGTTTCAGCCATAGTGTAATCCCTGTGTTATAAGTAAAGGGGAGCCAGTTGCCCAGCCCCCCGATAAGTTATGCAAGTAGATCACGGTCTACTTCATTTGCAGAACCTGACTGTGCAATGTCATCCATGATAATGCAAACTGCATACACACGAATAATACCACCAGTAATAGTCCCACTAGATGCTTGGATTTCTACATCAAGTGTATCTGCTGCTGCAGTAAACACTGGTAGATTTCCACACACGCCTGAAGATGTAATTGCAGGTGTATGATCACCAGCAGATGCACCGTCTAGGTCAAATGATGCAGCAAAGATGTCTACATCAGTTCCTGTGATACCTATGTGAAAAGCAGAGTCGGTAGTAGTACCTTCCATTGCTGTCACCACTTTGAACCCTGCGTGTAGGATCATAGTGTTTGTAGGTACAGCAATAGCTTGAATGATGTCATTCGCTGCTAAAGCTGTGCCACCGTTTTGCAAAATGGCGTCAGCCATATCAATATCGTTTTGCAAGACAGTAAGCGCACCACGGAGTTTCTTATTCCCTGTTCCACCGTTGTTGGAAGTGGAAGCAGAGTTGGTTGACATGGTAATTGTAGCCATAACTAAATACTCCCTTACGCTGCGTTATATTTGGCAGTGACGATACCTTCAGGACGAAGAATCTTCCTACCGTATAGATGCATACCACGAACAATGTCAGCAAAGCTGTCAGGGTCACGGTACGTTTCCGTTTTGTTGATCTGCTCTGCAGTTGCTACAGCAGAATCATGTCCAGCAACAATTACACCGAAAGCAGTGTTCTGGTTAGCTGTACCTGATGTACCTGGACCATCACCTACTGCTGGTAGGTTAGATGAAGTGTACATACGGAAACCGTGGAAGTTGTTAATGACTAAGCCATTACGCAGTCCACCTGATTCACCAAAGTCTGCATTCATAAAGCGGCTGTCTTCATCACGAAGTAGCTCCATGAATACCGGGTCAACTACGAGCCACCTTCCTTGTGTATCAACTTGCTGTTGATCAAGTAAACGAGCCATACGAGCTACTACCATTGCTGGTGAAGCTGTTGCAGTTGGCAGTGAAGTAGCACCTGGCATACGTGCTGTCAATGGAATAGAGTGATCCCCTGCAGACGCAGTTGTGATGTTGCCGAATGAAGACTTGATAAGCTTCATTGATGACAGCAGTTCATCTGAGCCAGCAGTAGTTACAGACTTAGAACCATTTACTGTGGTGTTAGCTGTATCTGCAGTGCCGTGTAGTGTAGACTGTTTGAAGCCTGATAGATAACCTAGAACGTCTTGGTCATACTGGTCAGACAAACGATACGCTGCACGATCCGTAGCAAGCTGCATGAAGTTGACGTGTGAGTGTGCTTCCTCAATATCATCCATCTTAAAAGCAAAGTAATTAGCTTTGTCAATAGTTAATTGGAAGTCCTCATCGTCTAAATCTTGAGCTGTGACTTGTGTGCCACGAGTGTATGCCTGTACGCTGATCTCAGGCTCTTTGATAATCTGGACGGTATCACCTTGTGCGGCAATCTCACCAAAATAATCAGAGTTAGTAATTTCTCCTACTACGGTAGACTTGCGGAATGCAAGCTGTACCTGTTTGGAGTAGATTACAGGACTAAAGTTACCATTAGGTAAGTTCCCATAACCTGATGCTGATGCAAAAGCCATAATATATCCTCCATAGATGTTGCGGCTTATATGATTTAAGCTTAAACACTGTGTAAGAGGCTAATCTTTTTAGGGTGCAAGCAGATATACACATTGGCCTTGTGTAAACTGATGGGCCTATACTGGACTAGGTAGGTCTTATCTTAGTAGTTCTTGGCTTAGTAGTGTTAGGGATGTACAGGTAGCTATTACGTATAGGGCTGTACATCCATTAGTAACATACACAGTTATATACATTAATTGTGTAATGTCAATACTTATTTAACGTGCTGCCCCAGAAATATCATACACAAATTTACCACTGCGTATTGATTCCATGATAGCGTCTGCATTTGCCTCATACTGTTGGGCTGTCATGCGTTGCACGTCTGACTCTTTAATCTTACCTGATGCGTCTTCTGCGTCAAGTTTAGTAGTACGTCTACTCTTTACCTCAGAGGCTGCTTCTTTAGTAGAACGTCTTTTAGCTTTGGTGTCCATACCGTTGTCAACCTTGTAGAGGTCAATAACTCGTATGACTGATCGTGGGTCATCTTGGTTCTCATATAGAGCGTCCTGTACCCACTTAGGTTGTTCTTCTGCCCAATCGTGAAAGCTATCGCTTTTGCGTAGCTCATCAAAGTCTGAATGCATTGCACGTATCTCATCCTCACTCTTAGTGCGGTTAGCTTGTGCTGTAATCTTGTCTATCTCTTTAAGACGCTCATCTGCCTTGCTAAACTTCTCTTCTGCTTTCTTAGTAGCAATAGTTTCTACTATAGATGCAATCTCAGGGTACTTACTAGCCCAAGCCTCAATGCTTTCATCTGAAGAT